TATATAAAACAATATCATTAGTATACCGTTACACTATGTTGGTTTTTTCTTTTATTTATCTTTTGCAAATGAATGTTGTTTCACTTAGAAATCCCTTAATCTTTTATAGAGCTAATCATAGTATTGTATAATGTTAATCTAACTATGTTATATTAGAAAACATTAATAATATTAAACAGTTATACTATTAAAGAATATACGAATTACTACCAATGGAAGAATGTGTAGGTAATCATATTCAGATAAAAGGACATACGAATTACTACCAATGGAAGAATGTGTAGATAATCATATATGTAACTAATCATAATAATAGGAATTCATAAGTATGCATATCTGTATATGACTTGTTTGTTTTTATTTATGCTTATTAACAACGGAGTTGTATGAAACAACATTCATTTGCAAAAGATAAATAAAAGAAAAAACCAACATAGTGTAACGGTATACTAATGATATTGTTTTATATATAGATATATATATATTATTATATCAGTAGTTTAGCGGGTATCCAGTACTCCGGGGCTCCGCCCCGTTTAAAGTACACACCATGTATGTTGGTAAGCAACAATCGTACCACTATAAATATAGATATATATATATTATTATATCAGTAGTTTAGCGGGTATCCAGTACTCCGGGGCTCCGCCCCGTTTAAAGTACACACCATGTTGCTACAAGACTATACTACTATATTATATATATATTATAGTTAAATGCTTGCCAACACCGCGCTATGGGGCTCCGCCCCGTTTAAAGTACCATCCGTATGTATTTAGTAATAATATTTGTATATGAAAATATTTATAAATATCTTTATAAACATCTATTTGTTTCGCCGCGCCAAAGAGCATCATATATAAATAACTCTTGTTCATAAGGATATAGTATGGAAATAAACCTAGAGGATATAGATAAAGATTGTTTAGATGCTATTGCAAACAATAGTAGATATTCTAATCAATTAATCCTAACTATGTTATCTACTATTATTGTAAATATTAATTTAATTAATAAAGATATTACTACCATTAATAATAAGTTAGATTTACTAGAGCATAACTAAATATCATATATCTGTTTGAGAGCATAACAATAATTTCCATATGTAATTCTATACCGGTAGTTCACGGAGACTTAGTAAACCGCTATGCTTAGAGAAAATCGGTTTAGAGAGAAAAAAATGCTGAAACTGCATGAACTTTCAATAAATGCAATGATATTGAAAGTTGCGGTACACTGGCTTTACAAGCAAGAGAAAGTCGGTTGGAGAGCCAGAACCAGAACCAGAACCAGAGTCAAGAGTGATGGATAACTAAGCAAATGAAAGTCGGTAGGAGAGCAATGTAGATCGGTGCAAAGCTCGTAAATAGCTCGTATTTGATTGAAACGAGCTCGGAACACAGAACCAGCTTTACAAGCAAATAAAAGTCGGTAGGAGAGCATGGTGGTTAAACCATGCTCTATCATCCTACCTTAGCAATAGTACAGTAATGAATACACCTAATGATATACTAATAATACATAGTAACATTATTATAGTATACACTAACTTAGTATCAATATTATGATCAAGATTATCTGAATATGATACTACTTTAGGTTTTATAGATCTACATGCCTTTCTTTCTATGGTATGTATCCTATCAGCATACTCAGTGTATTCAACCTCATGCTCTATACTATAGTTACAGTTACTATATGACTCATTATACTTGTAGTCTATAGTATCCATACTATCACTATCTATACTCATACTCAGTACCACATCGTCTAAACTAACTTTACTAATAGACAGAGCATCATACAGATTCTCAATCCTAACTCTATCTATAAACTCTATAGCATCCTCAATACTATATGGATTAGATGTACTACTACCTTTGATGAATGTGATAGTGAATGCACTACCACTACTCATGGATAGCAACTTGTTTAGTAATCTCAAGTCTCTATCCACACTCTTAGATGCTACTCTATCAGTACTCATGTTAATACTCCTACAGGGTTATTATGATGGATGATCCTACAGATGGATGATCCTACTCAATACAGCTACCACTACCATTACCATAATAGTAACAGCTATGATCCTATCAAACATACACTCACCTCCTCTCAGGTGCGCCAGGTTGGACTACAGCATCATACCCATCAGTATCATCGCTACCAATGCTATGAAGAACAGTACACTCTCTACTATCTCTTTGAAAGACATCACTATCACCTCCTTTAAGTAATACTATTATACTACTATATCATACTACTATACTAATATACTATAGTATGCTACCATCTATATAGCTATACTACTATATAAGAGGAGAGTATCTCAGAAGAATACAGCATATAAAGGTATGCCTCTCTCTCATATATCATTGAAGTCGGGCTCATAATTCCCCCGCCAATTTTCAGACTTACAGAATAATCCAGTTAGAGATTATGAGGTTGCAAGTAGCTAATATCATTGAATATCCTAATAATAGTAATAATAACAGTATGTTATACCTAATAACAGTATGTTATACATAATATAATATAGTTATATAGTAATAATATAGTAATAATATAGTATATCTATAGTATAGTATAGCAGTTCAAGTAGAGCTGAATGTATGACAAGCAGCTCGTAGTAGTAATATAGTATTATATCATATAGTTATACATATTTATATATATATATGTTTATAGAAAATCAACTAACTAACCGATATAATAGATTATAACAGTAGTAGAGCTGAATATTTATAAATTAGTATAAATATATGTATGACAAGCAGCTCTACATATTCAAATATATTATTGTATAGGATAATCATATTCAAATATTAATCGTTAGATTAACTATATTAATACTATTAGATAAGTTATCCTCTACTAATTACCTATCTAATTACAGGTGATATTCTTGGGGCGGGAAATAAAATTCGGTTCCCTAAGCAGCCGCCGCCGCTTAAGATAGTGGTATCATTGGTGAAATAATTAACTAACCTCTTAATGTTAGAGTATACTATAATAGTAATATAGTATATAGTATAGTATATCTAAAGGAGACTCATATGACAGCTATAATAGTAGAGGATGGTAGCATAGTAACAGGGGCTAATAGTTATGTAACAGTTAGCGGTGTAGGAGTCTATGCTTTGGATTACGGATATACTACATGGTCTACATCTACAGCTACAGTACAGACTCAGTCTTTGTTTAGAGGTATGAGATATATAGAAGGACTCAACTTTAAAGGTTTCAAGAGTACTGAGGATCAGAGTTTAGCTTTTCCTAGGTCAGACTTGTATGATAAGGATGGTTATCTATTAGAAGATGATACTATACCTTTAGCAATAGTAAATGCTTTATGTGAAGCTACTATATTAAGTCTACCTACATCAGATGTCATTTTACAGCCCGCGACAAATCAGGAATCTTATAGGACTAAGTTAGATATAGCCGGAGCTATTAAAGAGGAATGGAATACTAAAGGTAATGCTATTAGAGATAAGAGTACTATCATAACAGATATGCTAAAAGGATTAGTATATAGTAATAATATAATAGTAGTAGAGAGAGGGTAGTAGTATAGTAATATAATCTTGATAATATTTGTATATGATATATAAAGGAGTTCATCATCTATGATAATTCAACCAGTAATACAAGATATAGATATCTATAAAGACCGTGACTATAGTAGAACCTATTTTCTTAAAGATAGTGTTGGTACCGCTATTGACATCACGGATTGGGATTTCTACTCTCAAATAAGACCAGTGTATGGATCAGATACTTTAGTAGCAGAGTTTACAATTACTACAGTACCAGCATCAGGTATAGTATATTTGAATATGAGTCATGATGTTACCATTACTATAGATATACCTACACCTATTAGTATTAGTTCTATAGTTACATCTAGTAATATGGTATGGGATTTAGTTACTAATGATAATACTAGTAGTAGATATAGTTTAATAGAAGGTAAGTGTACTATACATGAGACAGTTACTAGAGATGTTGCTTAAGGTGATGGTTACATATACAATAATAATAACAGGTTAGGTTACTTTTTTATGGCGCGCGAGGAAAAATATTTACTATAAGGAGATTTACTTTGCTAACAGTTAAACAACAGAAATATGCTTTGTGTATAATGGAAGGTATGGGTCAGAAAGAGGCAGCTTTAGCAGCAGGTTACCCAGCAGCAACAATATACAATTCATTGAATTCATTGAATAGTAGTGTACAAGTAGCAAGAAGACTTGAATCTCTAAGAAAAGCTAAAGGTGGAACTATTGCAAATAAAGAAGATAGGGAAACATTATGGACCTCAATAATGAATGACACATCTTATGCAGTTGGTATGAGATTGGAAGCATCTAAACTATTAGGTAAAGCTCAAGGAGACTTTGTTATTGCTAAAGAAGTTAAATTGACTAATGTTAATCCAGTGGTTATGATACCAGGTAATACACCAAGTGAGTGGGAACAGCATTGGGAAAATAGTAATGAGTAATACTAAACCAACACCAGTAGTATGGATGCCTCAGCCAGGAAGTCAGGTAGCATTTATAACATGCCCATATTGGGAAGTACTATATGAAGGTACCAGAGGACCAGGTAAAACAGATGCATTGATAATGGACTTTATACAAAATGTAGGTAAAGGTTATGGACCGGCATATAGAGGTATAATATTTAGAGAAAGTTTTCCTCAACTATCAGATATTATTAGTAGAACTAAGAAATATTATATGCAGTTATTCCCTAATGCAAAGTTTTTAGGATCTAATGGTATTAATAAATGGGTATTTCCAGATGGAGAGGAACTACTATTCAGACATATGAAGAGAGCAGATGATTATTGGAATTATCATGGACATGAGTATCCATGGATAGGATGGGAAGAGTTAACTAATTGGTCAACTATGGAATGTTATGAGAGTATGAAAGCATGTAATAGGTGTAGTATAATGGGTGTACCTATTAAATATAGATCAACATGTAATCCATGGGGAGCAGGACATAGTTGGGTAAAGGAATACTTTATTAATCCAGCTCCACCACTAACTAAAATATATAATAGTAGTGGTCAGATAAGAGTTAGAGTACATGGTCATCTCAGAGAAAATAGAATACTAATGAAGGCAGATCCGGAGTATATAAAGAATTTAGAAAGTATTGAAAATATGCAGAAGAGGATGGCATGGTTAGAAGGTAGTTGGGACATTGCAGCAGGTGGTTTCTTTGAAGGTATATGGGATCCATATAAACATATTATTAAACCATTTAAGATCCCAGCTAATTGGAAATATACTATAGGATTAGATTGGGGAAGTCAGAAACCAGCATCTTTAGGTATATGGGTAAAGAGTGATGGTAGTACTCTACCAGACGGTAGAAAGTACCCAAGAGGATCAGTAATAAGAGTAGATGAGTGGTACATGGTAGAGAAAGATAGTAGAGGTCAGACAGTACCAGATAGAGGATTAAGACTAGATAATGAAAAGATGGCTATTGGTATATATGAAAGGACTAAGGACCTAAATATATCTCAGTGGGTAGCAGATCCATCTATTTTTAGAGATCAATCAGGACCATCTATCTTTAAGCAGTTTAATAAAATTAGAAGATTACCATTTAAACCAGCCGACAATGAGAGAATACCAGGATGGCAATCTATGATAGGATTAATGTCGGAATCAAAGAAAGATGAACCAGAGTATCCAGGATTGTGGGTATTTAATAGTTGTAGAGAGTGGATTAGAACAGTACCAATATTGATGCGGGATGAGAGAAATATAGAAGATATTAGTACAGAAGCAGAAGATCATATTGCAGATGAAACAAGATATATTTGTCAGACAGTTAGACCACCACTCAAAACTCAAGCATTGCTATTTTAACAGGGGGATATTAAATGACAATTTTCAATACAAGTATAAATACTATTCCATCAGTTTATAATAATACTACTAATTCAGTAGATTCTACCTCTAGTCTATATGACTTTATGGCAGAGAATTGGAAGTTGCCTTTAACTCTAATGGATGGAGAACGATCTATGAAGGAAGCTAATATATTGTATTTGCCTCGTGAACCTATGGAGACAGAACCTCAATATATTAATAGGTTGAATAGATCTACACTAAAGAATTATTTTTCGTGGGCGGTAGAAAATCATACAGGTAGAGTATTTAAAAAACCTATAGTATTCAGTGAAGATACTAATAGTGTCATATTCAAATATAATGATAACTTAGATCTAATGGGTAATGATGCAGATACCTTTTATAAAGAGGTATTTAGAGATATGTTGATTAAGGGAGTTAGTTATGTATATGTAGATTATCCAAGAAATACCGATGATTTAACTTTAGCAGATGAATTAGAAGGTGACTTTAGACCATATTGTGTGCATATAAAAGCTGAGCAGGTTATCAATGCGGTATCAGGTATGGTTAATTCAAGAAAGGTATTAGTAAGAGCTCATATATTAGAGACAGTTACTATTCCGGAAAACAAGTGGGGATATAGAAATATATATCAAATTAGAGTACTATATCCAGGATCATGGGAATTGTATAGGAGAGGAGCTAGTGAAGGATCTAACACATGGGATCTATTTGATAGTGGAGAAACATCATTAGATTACATTCCATTAATTCCATTGTATGGTAAGAAAATTGGATTCTTTGGTGGAGTATCTCCACTACAGAATTTAGCTAATTTGAATAGAGCTCATTGGCAATCATTATCAGATCAGATGAACATTACACATGTAGCTAGAGTACCTATACTATTTGGAACAGGATTTGATGAGAGTGATAGTTTAACTATTGGATCAAAATCAGCTATAATGGGACCTAATGAAAGTCAGTTAGTTTATGTAGAACATACCGGAAAAGCTATAGAATCAGGTATGAATGAACTGAGAGATTTGGAAGATAGGATGATGTTAGAAAGTTTAGAATTATTGGATGAGAAAAGTAGTGGAGGTACAGCTACATCTAAATCATTATCAGTATCAGATATTAATTGCTCATTGCAGGATTTAGCTATTAAGTTACAGAAGATGATTATTAGAGTTAACGATATAATGTGTGATTGGGAAGGTATTGAAAGGGTTGGAACAGTTATTGTCAATGTAGATTTTGGTTTACAATTAAGAGACGGATCAGAAGCAAATATACTATTGAAAATGAGACAGAATCAAAGTATATCTATTAATACATTTCATAAGGAAATGAAAAGGCGCGGAGTACTTTCACCAGACTTTGATAGTAAGAAGGATATCAAGTTATTGGAGAAGGAAAAAGCTAAAGAAGCTTTATTATTGCAGAAAACAACTATGGATAAGGATACTTTAGCAAATAATACTAAAGGAAAACCATACATTGATGAAACGGGTAAGCAAATTGTTGGAGATAAAAATGCAGAAAATATAGACACAGGTAAACCAAGGATTTCATAAATTTTATATTAATAACGGGAGGTTATTATGGCATTAGAAGAAATAGTAGACAGTTTAGATAAAGTAGATTCCAAGTATATTGATCTCTATGTTGAAAACTCAGATGGGAAATTTGAAGTTAACATAGCAGGATTGAAATCAGCATTGAATAAAGAACGGTTAGCTAAGAAGGATCTAGAGAAAAAACTAAAGGATCGGTCTAAAGATGAAGATAGTGATCCTGATGTTAATGATCTAAAGAATGAGTTGAAGACCGCTAAAGATATGATTACTAATATGAAGATTAATAGTAAACTAAAGAATGCGGCTATTTCAGCAGGAGTAGATCCTAATTATGTTGATGATGTTATTCAGCTAACTAAAGGAAATTTTACTATTGGGGACGATGGTAAAATAGTTAGCATAGATGCAGATGGAAACCAAGTTAATCGATCAATAGACAATTTCTTTAAGATTGATTTTAGGAATAGTAAACCAAGATTTTTCCTAAACTCAGGTAAGAAAGGAACAGGATCTCACGAATCAGAGGATGGGATTCCTCTATCATTTAATGGTAAGATTGAAAAAGCTATTAGAAGTAAGAACACTACAGAACTAATAAGATTGAAACAAACTAAAATATAAGGAGATATAATATCATGGCAATCGCATCTACAGAAAGTTTTCCCCAAT